TGTTGGGCAATCTGCAATTGGTTCACAAGGGATGCAGGCAGGTAGCATGGAACGTGCAAAGCAGTTAACCTCTAAAAGGAGCGCAACCATGCAGATCAGAGCGCAATTGCGGGCAAACGCAACGGGGGGCGCGACACCTACCAAAAACGCGCCTTTGCAGTACCATTGCATACAATCTCGATTCGAGGAGGAACCACAAATGCCAGCATGGTTTGACAGTGAGATGCTAGGTGGTGTGGTTCTGGTGTTAACCATGTGGTTGCTAGACTGGGCGATGGGAGACTGACCAATGCCAGACATCGTCTGCCACCACTGCGGCAAGACCAAGGCACAAGCGCAGCAATGCCGCAACGATGTTTTCATAAAGGCATACTTTGGGCCGAAGGATCACTGCGATTGCAGTGATTGGTGGATAGCAAACCAGTTGGATCTTGGGTTGACGCCTACGGTGCGGCAGTGGGACCATGGGTTTGAGGTTACGTGGTAGCAACAAATGCCGTTACCATTATCCCCAAAAAGGAGGTGATGCCCAAACGGTTGCAATGGTTAGGGCGCGCACAGTGACAGGGGGGCGCCTTCGGGCCCGCGAGGGCTAGGGTGATCGGGTCACCAGCCAAAAGCGAAGTGCAGACCCTTCCCGAGAGCAAGCAACCGTGGCCTGGCGGCCGGTTGGTTCGGAGATATCGCGAAGCCAGCCGCCCGCCAGGTTGACCAAATCAGAGGAAAAGACTTGACAAGGCCGGGCGAACGTGGTATAAGGAAAGAGAGATGAGAGACATGGAACAGAGAAACCGGAAGGGGTTGGGCAGACGCAAGGGCCGAAGGCCGGGAGTCAAAACCCAAACGCAGTGCTCCGGGCACCAGTCCTGTAACACAGGCGACTGTAATCACAGGTAGCTAGCAGTTAACCCCAAACCATAGGAGCAAGTCAATGCCAAAGCCCAAGCAGGAGCGAATCGTCAACGACGACGGTGTGAACCGAACGGTGGAAATCGAGACCGCGGCCGGCGGTGAAGAGAAGGGTACGGTCAAGGCAACCTACACCATTCCCAGCAATGCCAGCGCCTTCCAGCACATGGTTCTGGGCCTGACCGATTCGCCTGATGGTGGAGCATTCGTCAAGTCAGTGTTTGGTCCCAATCGTGATGGGCAGGACGAGTCGCCGCTCGCCTTCGTCTATCGCATGTACGTCTCGGCCATCGACAAGGCCCAGCGCGCCAGCGTCTACGAAGCGGTGCAGGCTGAAAGCACGATCATCACCGTGAACGGTGAGAAGATCGATCTCATGACCTACAAGCCCAAGAATCTCGTGACCGCGATCAATGGCATGCGCGGGCACCGGGCTTCGCAGTTGGCGCTGCTGGGCGTCGAAGACGCAAATGCGTCGGAGTCGGCCGACAAGGTCAAGGCTCTCGACAAGGGCCTGAAGTTCAATCAGTTCCAGACAGCCGGCCGCAAGCTGACCGAGGCTGGCACTGCCAAGGAGAACGTGGCGACTGGCATGCTGGAGCTGACCGCGGCCTAGCGGCAGAAGTTAGCGTCGGGAGTGGGGTAACTTAAGAGTTTGTTACTGCTATCGATGCTAACAAACTGTGGCTGGTCGTCCACAGTATACTAAAAACCGACCACTTGCAACCGTTGTTGGTTGTCCCTCCGCTAGCATCCTAGGATTTATTTCAGCAATCGTAGGTCCTAGGGTGCTAGCATAAGCCTTACCAACCGTGCCAGTCTGGCACCCGATTTCGCTTGACTCGGGCCTAGGCCTGTGGTATAAGAGGGACGCAATGGACAACCACCCCGCCCAATCGACCAGTGCCGACCCGGCCAGCCTAGCGGCCAGTCAAACCGACTCCCTGGCCGGCCTCTACAAACGCCGCGAGTGGCTCCTAGGAGAGCTCGCCGTCGTCAACATAGACATTCGGCACATCCTAGACGAAATCAAGCCTTTCGCAGTGAGTAGCGTTCATGAGGAAATGCGTCGAAACTCGCTAGCGCGTGTGGCGCGGCGGGTTCAAGAGGAACGCGAAAAGAGACTCACTCGCGCCACCGGCGGCGACAAGGTTGCTGGGGACATCCTTAAGGCTTTGATCTATGGCTAGCGCTAGCGCCGAACCCACCAAACACACCTTGCATGGGTCCCGTTGTGGTGGCGTTGCCGCCAAGACCGGTTACCAGTGCAAGGCGCGAACGACAGTGTTTGTCGTGCGCAACGGGCAGTGGATAGCAAGGTGCTATCGGCATCGCAAGGTGACGAAACCATGAGCAACGATGATTGGACGCGCGTAGAAGATGGTGAGTACAACGAACAGCATATCCGTGCCTTTGGCCATTCAATCATGATCTTTAGCAACTACGATGAAGACCAATGGGAATGTATCATCAACGGAACGGATTGTTTCACATTGGATGCGACGGAGATGCACGCAGCACGATTTGAAGCAATCAAAGAGGCCCGAAAATGGAACGCTTGAGCGCGCCAGCTCCTGACGTGATCGACTACCACGTCAAGCTAACCAACGTTCGCGATTTGGAACTATTCGCGAGTGCAATCAAGGATGCCTTGACCGGGCGCTTGCAAGACGAGCGTTTCTCGGCGATTCGCTTGCGAGGCGCGCCCCTCCGTTACAATGAATTCCTTGACGAAGGGAAGGCCGCGCTTCGAGGCGCACGCGGCGTGACTTACGAAAATGGGAACATGGAAGTACGAGAAACATCGTCTGCCTTGCAGCTAGCAGGAACCATCATTCATGAAATGGCCCACGCGCTAGTAGGAAACCAGCAAGCACACAATGACCATTGGCGTGCTGGCGCTAGAGCGCTAGGCTTGACTGTAGTCGAGGAAAAAGGTCAAGACTACAAGTGGGAAGATTTCGACAAGCACGCGCAAGTGGTCATTGAGGATGCACTAGCGCGGTTCGCCCGGGAGTATCCCAAACTGGTCTATGATCCAAACATGATGATTCCGTGGCCTGCCGGCGTTGGCACGCACGAATGCCCGGGCGCAGACACCAGCCTAGGCAATGGTTGCTCACAACACAAAGTCCACATAATGAAGTTTCAAATCGACGGAATCCGTGAAATGCTAGCTCGCGAGGGAAACATCCTCCTAGCCGACGAGATGGGTTTGGGCAAGACCGTGGAAGTTATGGGTTACATAAACGCGACCCAACCCAAACGCATTTTGGTTGGTTGTCCCAACAATGCAAAGTTAATCTGGAAACGACACTTCGAGCAGTTTGCAGTTGGAAACTACGAGCCAGAGGTAGCCGGCAGCGCAATCTACATGTTTGGTGATGTGGTTATCATAAACTATGAGGCCCTAGCCAAGTGGGGCCCGGCCCTCGCCAAACAAGAATGGGATTTGGTGGTTTACGATGAAGGTCATTACCTTAAAACTCCTAATACTAAACGATCCAGGGCAGCCTACGGGATCCACGGGGCCAAAACGATTATTGTTACCGGAACTCCAATTGTCAATTACCCTTACGAACTTTTCCCGCTTATCCACTATTTGGATAGAGAAAACTGGCCTGAATATGGACGCTTCGAGACTCAATTTGGTTCCCGTTCAAGTGAGCGTCTCGGAAGAAATCTCAATCGATTGAACGCAATGCTACGCGCCACGATTATGACTCGGCGCTTGAAAAAGGATGTTTTGACAGAGCTCCCACGCAAGCGGCGCCAGATCGTTGAATTTGAGGTTCCACCAGAAGTCCAGAAGTTAATCGATGAAGAGAAAAAACTGTTTCAGACTGTGCAGGCGTCGCCCGGAGGGCCGGGCCCGGACGTGAGGCTTTTGAATATCCTCAAAAACGAAAGCGACGTTGCCGGTGAAGACATCGACTGGGCAGCGATCATCGAGGAATTGAAATACACAAAGCGCTTCGCGTTTGAGGAAATGGCGCGCATTGCGCATTTGATCGGGCTCGCCAAAGTCCCACTAGCAATCGAACATATCGAAAACGCCCTCGAAGCAAGGGAGAAGGTCATTGTATTTGGTCACCATCGTGATGTTCTCTCCCAAATTGCCGACGCCTTCAAGCCCGGTAGTGTGCTATTGCTTGGCGGAAACAGGGACCAGGCAATGGCAACCGAGCAGGCAGTCGCGCGATTCAATGATGATGACGATTGTCGAGTGTTTGTGGCACAAGTATCCATTGCACAAGGATATTCTATTAGGGGTTCTAGCACAGTCATATTCGTAGAAGAGGACTGGGTCCCCGGCATCATGACCCAAGCAGAGGACCGGGCGCATGGCATTGGACGTGGTGATGCTGACGCGCGAAGCATGTTGATTCAACACTTAGTTTACGAGGATAGTTTGGATACCTACAAGGCTAAACTGACGATCAAGAAACAAAAGTCTATCGACCGGGCTGTGGGGAGTCCACGATGACAGGAGGTAACAATTCAATGCCTCGATACACTACGAGTGATGCAGTCCACGCAACCCGCGACTGGCGCCACCGTGCGGCCCAACCCACTACATGGTGGGCCGCTGGGGTTTGCATTGCATTCCTTGCAGCTAGCGTGTGGCTAATCGTGGATTGGGACAATGACATTGTTTCGTGGCCGGTCCGGGCGCGGGGCATGGACATTCAGCAGCCATGACCAAACCCTCACCCGATTGGCTCCATCCGACAGTTGAAAGGCCCAATGGTTGTGACATTTCCTCAATGGCATTAGCCTTGTTCTTTAAGCGCAAGCCAACACCGGAAATGTTAAAGAACGCAAAGAATGAAACAAACTGACAAAGTGCTCGTGGAGCTCGCGGACCACTTCCGCAAACGATTGAAACATGCCCGATTGAGGAAACGTTGGGATTTAATCGAGTCACTAGAGCAAGAGTGTGCGGCAGCAAGAAATCAAATCCTGAAAGGAGAAGTGCCAATGGGAAAGACGAAGGTTTGGAAAGATGCTTCGGGAGCCATGTATCATGACGAATGCTTCGAGGACGGGGAGTCCAGGGAAGGCTTCGAGCTCGTAGACTTGAATGATCTTGAAGATGATGATGCATGCGAGTCGTGTGGTGGGGAGTTCCTGGCCGGGCCTGACACCGACGAAGGCAATGAGGATGAAGAAGTCGAGGAAGAAAACGAAGTCGAAACCCCAAACCCACCGCAGACTGCCTAACTGAAATGCAAACCTTGGCGCGTCCGCATGTGTTGGAGCGGGGCAATGACTTACCGCATTGCGGGGGTCAATAGATGACTGGCTTGCCAGCATCCGCGCCTGGCCAATGGCCCCGTGGCGAAATGGCAGACGTAGAAGGCTTAAAACCTTCCGATGCGCAAGCATCATCCCGGTTCGAGTCCGGGCGGGGCTACCAACCTTGGCATAAACCTTGTCAGCATCCTGACGATCCAAAAAGGTTTGGGGTTTTTATTCCACGTGAAGTCATCATCGATCTCTGGGGTTTCACTATCGATATAGGGATAACTAATGGACATAGCACAAAAGCTAATCAAAAAAATGAACTACGAACTGAAACACTGTTCTATTTCGATGGTCTGAAGACAATTAATAAAGTCCACATGGATAAACGTCTAGCAGAGTATCTCCGAAATCAGGAATTTGATCCTAATCGAGAAATTGATATGCTATTTTCTAAAGAGGGTGTGATGTATTTCTATGCTCATTAAACAACATCTAACAGTAACTTTACTTTGTGCTAATGCAGCAAGCTACATCGTGGGCCGTTTCGATCTAGCCATTCCCGGAGAGGAAGACGAAACTTGGTCCATAGTCTTGCATCGTACCGATTGGGCCACGTTCCTCTGGACATTGACACACGCACCCCGTGAATTTATGGTAGTCAAAATCAAAGGAGAGGAGCTACTCAATGCTGACTAAGGAAGAAATCCTTGTGGTGACGGCGTCGGAGCGGGCGATCAGGGCAGGAAGAATAACGCCTTATATTCAATGGTCTTATTCTCATACAAAGGATACAATAGAATTAATCGGCGGGATTTTACCAAAAAGTATTGGTTGGCCAGAAGTTGATGTCTACACGTGACCTTCCAAAGCCTTAGCGGAGTTCCGCTACAAATCACATATCTTCAATAACACTGCAACTATGGAACAATGTCTCATTGAGATTGCAGAAGCCCTACAGCTTTCCCCTAAGCAGTATAACGACGATTGCCTCCACAATCCAGACCTAATGCGCGAACGATTCAAGGAGTTAAGACAAACCATTGAGGAGAGACCCAATGAGCACTAAAACCCCACTACCAGCCTTGTCACCAGAGGAAGTAACCAAAAAGCTTCGGGCGAACCAAATTGGTATGTTGGAAGTAATCAAGCGCAAGGCCGGGCCCTTGGTTGGGGCTATGCCTTCGGCCAACATGCGGGACCGGGCGCGGAAGATTTATGATCTAGCGCTTGAACTTCAGAATGATTTGAGCAAATGACAGCATACTGTAAACACCCTAAACTCATTCGGGTAGCTATCAGAGACCTCTCAGAATACAGAGAAGTTTGGCAATGTGAAGAATGTGAAACGACATGTGAGGAAATCGCTGAATTTAACTACATGAATAATAAAATGGATGCTCGATGACAACCACCACCACACCTGTCAGCACCCATCGCAAGATCATCATTGCGATCCACGCAAATTGGGCCACCGGCCAAGCGTTCGCCTTGCGTGACGTAGCGAAGGAAGCAAAGGTGAGCACGGCTAGTGTGGTCCGAGCATTGGTGACTCTTCGTAAACTAAACTTTGTCCTTCACACAGAAAAAGCCTGCGCCGGCCGGTACTATCGCGTCACCACACGGTGGCCAGTAGAAATCAAAGATGCTTTTGAAGGTTTTGAGTATGCGAGGTTACTGAAACTATGAGCTTCCATGCGTGGTGGACAGATCAAGGTGTCGCAGCCTGTGGCGTCGTTTATTATTTTGATAGGGAAGGAAACGAGGTGCCTTGTTACAGTGTTTCTACTACAAAAGAAACCAAGCTGGGTTTTTCAGATGTGACGTATATAGGTGAAGTAGAAAAGTTTTCCAGAAATTCTCTCCAAAGGGTAATTTCCTTACGTAGATTGAACCAAAACTATTAAAGGAGAGCACAACAAAATGCCAACCCACTACAACGCAAACGTCAAAATCAGAGACTTCCCCCGCGCTAGCGACGAAGTGTTGAATCTGCTCGCAACGGCGCGTAGCGTTCCAAAGTATGAAATCGTGCGGGCGGCATTGATCGAGTACGCCGAGAAGCATAAAGGGGAGATCGTAGACAAATGCGTATGATGCTACTGGCAGGCTTGTTGACGGTTGGGCAATGTTACCAATTGGACTATCCACGGGAACGTTGGCAGACACCAATCACGTCAAAAGTCATCGAGGTAGGAAAACGTGCCTACCGCATAAGTCATTACACGTCGCCTTACGGTTTCCTCGGAGATTGGACACAAGACATTTATGTCTATCAAACCAAGCGTGAAATCCCACTGAAAGTGGTCCCTTGCCCAAAATGATAAAACTAGGCGACAAACCACTCGCAGAGATGTCGGCCGAAGAAATGCTGGAAGCTATCACGGCAATGCGAACCGAACGCGAAGCGCTCCGCGCGGAAGCTATCAAAAAGAAACAAGATGCTGAGGCCGGGCCCGTGGCGAGGCAACCACGAGCACCAAAGGCGCCAAAGATAACCACACCAAACGCCCTAACCGACACCCTAGCATTCCTCAAAGGAGGAAACGATGCCTAAAGGTGAAGCCATGCAGGCTGTTATCGAGAATGCGCTGCAACGCTACCAGAAACAGCAAAAGTTGACTTGGAAGATCAAAAGGGAACGGGCGCTAGCCGCCTACATGGACGACATCACCTTGTCACGTGACTTGCGGTTGGCGGATGAGGGGATGCGGGGTTACCACGCATGAAGACGTTCATACAAGTACTCTACCTTCTTTGTTTCTTGATATGTATTCTTGCGGTTACGTATCACATTGGTTGGTGTCGTGGGTTCAATAAAAGGTATAAACCGTGATTTTTCCAAAATGGGAATACAAACTAGTACGTGATCATCCATTAAACATTCCTGAATTAAACAATACCGGCCGAGAAGGTTGGGAATTGGTCACAATCCGTGTTTACACAGGTGTTGACGTTTTCGTTTTCAAACGGGAGATTGCTCATGATTGACGAAGTCAACAAAAGAATCTACATAGATAATTCCACGCGCGCAATGTTTCAAGCATGCAAGGAAAAAGCACGCTTGGGATCGTTCCTTGGTTATCGCTCAAAGACTTCCGCTGCAAGTCTTGACTTCGGTCATGCAATCCACGCTGGTTGGGAAGCTTACTACGATGCGTTGGCGGGTGGGTGGCATGATACAGACGGTTGGCATACGTTTGAAGAGCTCGCAAAACCTGACCCTTTTTGGGATGAGAAATCTGAATTAGCTTATACTGATAAAACCACGCCAACTGAACGAGCACAAGCCGCATTCCTCCGAGACCTAGGCCACACCGGCGCAACCTTGCCAGTCTCTCTAGAAAGTGAAGAACGTCGCTCCCTAGAGCGAGGTCTCTACCTTCTCGAAGCCTACATTTATCGTTGGCGTAACGAGCCTTACGAGAACATTTTAATCAATGGTGAACCCCAGACCGAGGTAGGTTTCCGTTACTTCATCACAAGATGGGAAGATTACGAAGTTTACTATGTTGGTTACATTGACCGTTTGATGTTTAACAAGATGACGCAGCGACCCGTTATCTTTGAAGGGAAAACCACAACACAAAATCTAGATTTGTATACTGGGCAGTCCAAACCCAATCATCAGGTCACGGGTTACTTCCCGGCCGCGCAAGCGCTGCTTAAACAATTCTTCATGCCTGGAAGAAGCGAGGGTGATGTCAAAGAATGCGTTTGGGATGCCATCTTCGTTTCATCGCGCAAGCCTGACATGAAAAAGGGTTTAACCGACCGTTGGTGGTCCTACGGCATTGACCTAGACCATGACTTCAAACGGCACACCACCACGCGCTCCCGGACCGACATCACCGAGTTCATGATCGAACTCGAAGAGGATGTCCAAGACTACTGTCGTTGGTTAACGTCAGGTAAAGCCCGGTGGCCGCGCACCGCCCCCGGTGCGTGCCATGCCTTCGGCGGGTGCCAGTTTAGAAATCGTTGCAGTGTGAACCTCGATCCGGAGCAAGAAACACAGTTCATGGAATCCTTCTTCAAGGTTGAAAGGTGGCAACCTTGGATTAAAATTACAGAAAAGCTAAAATCATGAGCTACGCTGGTGTCCGTTCTGATTATAGTAAACTTCACAGACAACAATTAGAAAAAATTATTGGGCGAACTCTCCCAAAAGGCGCAGAAGTGCATCATCGGTATGATTGGAAAATCTTTAATGTCGTTATCTGTGAAAATCATGCCTATCATCACCTAATTGAAACACGCCAAGAAGCTTACCGTAAAACTGGCGATGCAACAAAGCGCAAATGTCAATACTGTGGTCAATTTGATGTTATTTCTAATATGAAACAAACGCCAGGACATAATATGAAACAAATGACTTATCAACATAAAGAATGTGTGAGCATAAATAATAAAAGATACCGTGCGCGCCGAAAAGGAGTGTCTTGATGGAAGAAAATAGTCAAGAAGTTATCGTAGCTCACAGTCTCCACCTTTTACCAGATGCGAATTTTGGAGATGAAACAGCCGCGAATCTTCAATGCGGCCGGTGCGGCAAGACTTACGGGAATCCAACCCTAGCTTCACGGGAGGTTTGCGTGCCTAACGATCATTGGTCAAACCACAAGGAGAAGGCATGAGAACCATCTGCCTCCAAGGCGAGCCTGGAAGTGGCAAATCACGTATGGGATGCTTAACAGCAGTAAACAAACCCGTCCACGTTGTGGACATTGACTGTAAAATCGCAGGCGCTGGTTGGGCGCAAGCAGCGTTGAAGTCTGGTGAGCTTACTTACTGGGAAGTAAGTGAACCTATTGATGACTCCAACTTGAAATCGCGGATGCTAGGCCTCAGCAAGGATCTCAAAACAGCTAGACCTACCATTGAGCCTAAAGGTTGGGCATTAATGGCTGAGCTAGCTTATCGTCTCCCTAAAGATGAAGTAAGCATGCGCGCCGGAACTTGGATGTTTGACTGTCTAACGCTAGCTAACGAACATGCCAAATCCATGATTATGCACGGGGCCGGGCGCTCTAAGTTCACCTTCGATCAGTGGACAAATTTGAAAATATGTTGGATGCAAACAATCAGTGTTTGGCGTGATCTAGCTCGTGAGAATGGTAAGGATCTTATCTTTACCGTTCACGAACGTTTCAAAGAGGAACCCGGGGAACTAACCAAAGGCGTTCGTTTAGAGGCTGTAAGCTCGGGAGGTGATACAGCACTTCAAAAGACTTACGTTGGCCAGCAAGATATCGCTGTTTGGGCAGCAATCGATGGTCAGTTTGGGCAGTTAATCGGGGGGTTGACTGACGAATACTACTGGTTGTATGTCGATGCGTCCAACAGAGATAAACCGGTATGGAAATGCCGGGTGTGGCCCGATGGGAGGCGGGCGTTGCGGACAAGCTTCATGCTTGACAAAGCGGAGTGGGAACCTGACTTTCGGAAAATCTGGAGGTGATGATGGCCAGCGTTAGACAGGTGGCTTCTGTCCTGAATGGGATGGATCCTTATCGTGAAATCACGTTGGAGGATCTCGTAACGATCTTTCACTTAACAAGCCCAAAAGCAACAAGAGCAGAAGCACAGGCCTATCAGGCACAAGCAAGTGAAATCCAGAAACCCCACAACGAAAGGATCTAACCATGTCTGACGGTCATATCCCCGTGAACGCTAGTGATCTCCCGATCGACACCCCGCCCCTGGACGAGTCCGCCGTCTACGACGTGGCGTTGAAGAAGATCGTGCTCAATCCCAAGCGCAGCAAGGAAGGGACGGGCGTGGTGTTCTGCAAGATTCAGTGTGAAGTCGCTGGTGGTGACTTCGAGGGAGCGTTCCTGCCCTTGAACTACCTGCCATTGCCTATCCCATTGGAATCGGACATGTCGAAGGGTGAGCGTTATCAGGCCACGCGCACAAGCGTTGCCTTCGGTCGATTCTGCCGGGCGTTCAAGATCACCGGGGAAATCCCCGAAGTGGATCTTGCCGACGTCGACAGCATCAACGCCTGGCAGGACTGGGCTTCGCAGTATTACGAGTCCACCGGTAAGGTCACCATCCGAAATCAGGAGTTCCCTCCTGGGAGCGGGCGGATGCAGTCGGGGATTAACGACTTCATCTTCTAAAGGATGAAATGCGCGGAGCCGACAACGGCTTGCGGGCCTTAGCCCGACGCGCATTTCTCCCACAACGCAAAAAAGGAAGAAAAATAATGGGAACTTGCTATACAGTATTTCTTCAAGATGATTTTGACTGGAGTTACTTAAACAGAACTAAAGAAACTACTTTAAAGGAATTTGCGCAAGAATTCAAAGTTACTAAATTAGGAGAATGGTCTGGTTGGGCAGTATTTGATTTTGAAAAAACGCCACCGTACATAGATTACGTAAAAACCAGAATTCTTAATTATTGTGATGCTTGTTATTATACTGCAGATACTGAAGCAGGCTTACTTAAAAAACTTGTATGATCTTCCCAAACCTTCGAGTCCCTGCCCGCCATGGCTTAGGTATTTTAATGTCATGTTTATGTGGTTATTGTGCTGTTATTTGTGTTGATGAGGGTGACGATGCAATTCTAGTTTTAGATGCTTATCAAGTGTTAACCAGGAAGTTCAAGTGGATCAATTGCCCATTCACGTCCGAGGAATTTGATTCTTTTAGGTTAACACTTAAAATGCTTCAAGCCGCAGAACGAGATTTCATCATTTGATTTTTCCTAATCTACGTGTGCCTGCTAGCGGCCCGCGCAATGCGCGTTTGGCGACAATTGGCATGGCTCCCGCAAAAAATGAGATAGCCGATAAAACTCCGTTTACGGGCCCGTCCGGGAGGATCTTTAATGAAGCGTTGGCGACTTCCAAAGTTAACCGTTCACAAGTCTTTGTATCGAACCTCTGTAATTTTTTCATTGACGATAACAATCTTTATTCGGTTCCAGAAGAGATCATGGAAAACGAACGTCAACGTGTATTCCGAGAACTCGACGAAGTCAAACCAAACTGCCTCCTCATCATGGGTGCGGACACCCTCGATCTTCTCACCGCTTCTCATTTGGATACCGCGATTAACAAGAAAACCGGGGAAAAATATCTCGTAACGATCAACTCCAAGGAGGGAATCATCAAATGGCGAGGAAGCATATTCGAGCTAAAACTCCCGTCCGGGCGCGTGCAAAAGTGCGTAGCAGCGATGCATCCAGCAAGCTTCATCCGCGGCCAATGGAAGTGGTTACCTCTCTTCAAATACATCGATGTCCCGCGGGCTGTCACACAATCTTCATTTCCAGAAATGAGACTAATGTCACGCGAGGCGATAGTTGGACCGTCATTCCAACAAGCGATCGAGTATCTACAGGAAGCAGAGACAAAGGAATGGATATCTATAGACTACGAGGGTATGGTCCATATAACGTGCCTAGGAATTGGCTGGACCGCCACACAGGCTCTTTGCATTCCTTTAAATCGTGTTGGTGCAGCATCGTACTGGTCGGTAGACCAAGAGATTCAATTGTGGAAATTATGGTGCCAAATTTTACAAAATCCCAAAGTCAAGATCATAGCCCAAAACGCTAGCTATGAGTGGATCAAATCATGGCTTCACGGCATTTATCCTAACCCTTTGGGTATTGATACTATGCACGCCCATCATTGTTTATATCCTGATTGGGGCGGCATTACTGATGAATGGACCAAACGGAAGAGAGATATCGATAATCCTGGTCACGGTCTGGCTCTCATCACTAGTCAATACACTGATCAGCCTTTCTACAAAGACGAGGGACGTCACTGGCGCCCCGAACACGGAGAAAGAGCATTCTGGCAATACAACGCTTTAGACGTAATGGTAACTTACGAAGCCGCTTTCAAAATGATGGAAGAACTTAAAAGCCTTGAACTCTGGGAAGTCTACCAACGCGAGTACCTCGATGGCTTCGAGCATTTGCTTCGTATGGAATGGTTCGGGACCAAGATTGACGTCGACCGACGCGCCAGCGCGCAGGTTGAGCTAACAGCCGAAATGCACCAATTGTGCGTACAACTCGAAGATTTGTGGAAGTTGAAAGTCATCACGAAGAGTGAGAAAAAAGGCCAAAAGCCACAAGATGGGTTGTTGAATCTTGCGAGCCCAGCCCAAGTGAAAACCTTTTTCCTAAAGCAAGGCTACAAGTTAGGCATCAATCGCAAGACAGGCCAACCCAAGCTAGCCAAGGAGGATCTTCAAGCCTTAGCTATCAAACACGACAGTGAAGCCATCCGCACCATGCTTCGAGTCCGTGAAATCCAGGACCTTATCAACGATGTCCTAACCCAACCGCTCGATCCCAACCACAACATCCACAGCCACTGGCGTTTAGGAGGAACCAACGTGACACGACTCTCCTCTGGAGAGAGTATTCTTGGTGGTGGAACCAATCTACAAAACTTGCCTAGGCAGGGCGTAGCTCGAAGTCTCTTCCTCCCATGACAGCTCCTGTGAGGGATCTTGCAAAAGCTCAAGAGTGTGCCAAATGCGGTCAAACCGCAATGTTGTGCATTCGTTGTCTCACTTGTCTAGCTTGCCACAAAAAGGATCTTGAAAGGAGTTGTCCTGATGTTACACTGTGACTTTTGTCGGGAGCCAGACAATACCCCAGCGAATACGTTTTACATTGAGCGAAACGGTCGAAGGCCATTATGTCTTCAATGCGGCATCGAGATATGCGCACATGTGCTTAAGAGTTTGTTAACACGAGTGTTTATACCTAGATGATCCCACCGCGAACCTGGCTGTTTGGAGATATGGCCCAAGCAGAGACCCGGGTGGTAGCTTGGCGAGGCCCGGTCCCGTCCCTAAAAAAATGGTTCCTCGAGGGCCGTGACGTGCATTCAAACACGACTCAAATGATCGCCCGGGTGATCCAAGAAAACAAACTCAAGATCCACAAGAATCTCTTTCATACGAAACATTGGAGTGAATACGGTAAAGGAGACGAGGAACGCGAAGTTACCAAACGCGTCGCACATGGTTATGACAATGTTATCGGGAAGAAACGAGTTTCGTTAATTCTCGGTGTGCCGGAGGCCACGGCACAAATGCTCCTTGACTTGCATGGTAAGGTGTTTCCGGAGATCGCTAGCGGTTACCACGCTTGGATTCGACACCAGATCAAAACGACGCGAACGCTAGTCACGCCTGAGCCCGTCCGGTTCCGAAAGGTTTTCTGGGACTTGATCGACGATGACGTGCTGCGCCAAGCCTACGCTAGCTACAAACAGATCATTGTGGCTAGCATTCTAAACCAGACTCTTTACAAATGCGCTAGAATCTTTGCGGAGGATCATGATGAGACACTTAGAGAGCAGTGGTGTGCTTGGTACGGCCGGGAGAATCTTGATCTTTGGCGTAGACTGCATGATCGACAAGATCGAAGCCCGCAAGCCATTCTATGGGGTGGCATGGACATTCGGCTTAATGTGCATGATGCCGGTGGTATTTCTGTTCCTGACGATCCTGATATTCTGCGCTGGGCTGCTAATACTTGGCGAGCAGCTGGTGAAGTACCTATCTACATCACGCCAGAAGATCCACTAATCATCCCCATCGACTTCAAAACCGGACCAACGTGGGGTAATCTACACGATTACAAGATCCCTGCCTAACCTATGCCCGACAAACGCCTCACCAACGACTGGCTCGCGTCGTATCTAGACTTAACATCGTCTCTGGAAGCGCCCGAGTCTATCCATTTATGGACTGGTTTGTCTCTCATTTCGATGGCCGTCCGCCGCAAAGTTTACCTAGATATGGAGTATGGGAAGATTTTTCCTAATCTCTATACAATTATCGTAGCCGAGAGCGCAAAAGTGAGGAAGTCAGCGGCGATGGACTTCGGCCGGGAGCTCCTAATAGAAGCCATCCCCGAAATGAAAATCATGCGTGACTCGATGACGAGTCAGGGTCTCATCAAAGAATTAAACAAGAAAACTCAAGTCATCAAAGGAGACAAAATTGAAGAAGAGCTACGGAGCGATGTGGCAATCTTTGCTGATGAAGTTGCTAATCTATTCGGTTACGAAAAGACCAGAGCGGCACAAATGGTTATTTTTCTCACACGGGCATACACGTGTCCCAGTATCTACGATCATACAACTGTACGCGACTCCACTGTTCGGTTGCACAATCTCTATCCAGTGCTTCTTGGCGGAACCGATCCCCGAAACCTTAAAGTCTTTCCTGAAGATGCAGTTGGAGGTCTTACGGGTAGACTAATCTGGGTCATCGAAACCGCTCGCCGCACCAACAATCCTGGTTGGAAGAAAGATTCAAAGGATGTTCTTCAACGCACACTCCTCCGTGAGTATCTAATCCATGATTTAAAAAGAATCTCGATGCTGTCTGGTGAAGTCACAGTCGACCCAACCGCAATGGAAATGTACGATCAATGGTACGATGCCTTGTCAAAGAAAGATACGCATGATCCTGCCACTGATGCTTTCTATCATCGTTGCCACACAACAGCGTTAAGGTTGTTGATTCTGCTAGCATTGTCAAGCAGTGACGATCTCGTCGCCACGCCCCGCCACATGAAGGGCGCGATTGCCTTAATCGAAGCCCAACTCCCCGAAGTCAAACGAGTCACCATGTGGTCAGGTGGGTCACAATACGAGCAAAAACGTGCTAAATATCTTCATTTCTTGCAGCAATGCCCGAAGGGCGTAAGCACCCGCCGTCGTATCCTTCAATACATGGGAGTTTCAATAGAGGAGTTTGACATGTTAACCAACACTTTGACGCAGGATGGTTCAATCACACAACCGGGGATTTTGGTGGGGAAGGATCCTGTTATCGTACTTACGGCGCAGGGATTTGGGCAGGAGGTGCAGGTATGACTTGTTTGGTGCCTTACTCATTAGAGAAATGGTTGATGCTTTGGGGAGAGTCAAGATCCTACATGAACATTACCCTCATTTTCGATGAAAGATGTCTTTGTGGGTTGATGCACAAATATATTTTATACAGTGAGAGAAAGCATGCATAAAGGAGTTGCTAGCGCCCTGACGCAGCGCTAGCCCCACCACAACCTACTTCGTAGTCTTCTTCTTGTTATGCTTCTTGGCAGCTTCAATCAGACTCTTGATTCCTTCAACAAGAGTCGGGCCCACCTCCTTCGCTAGCCCTCCATAAAACTGCGCCTTTTCCTGGTCGGTCATCGTTCCATCGGCCTTTGGCATTATTTTTCACCTCCTTTCGTTACGCACAGGTTCCACTGTTGGTGAGGATTCCCTTATTGTAAGTTAAAGTGCGTACCTTGTCCGTGCCTGCTTCACAGCGGACCACAAGGGTTGCATCGATACCTGCATTCACCCCAACATAAAACCCACCAGCCGCGTTGAAAGCTCCAGGCACCTGCGCCCCTCCTGCATCATCCAACTGGAAGATCGCAGCGGAATATGCATGATTGTAGATTTCAAACACACCGGCGTTGACGCGCAAAGTCTTGTTGGGAGTTGTCGCTCCATTGCCCACCAACCGAATATTAGCACCATTAGCCCCTGTGTTGGTTACAAGAACCTGTCGGGTACTATTCCCGATGGGAGCAGTGATTTCAAGCTCACCAGCATTGTTGATGGCCATCCGGTTAACCCCAGCCGTGTTCATCAACTTGAAGGCGTAGTTCCAAGCCTCGCCTTCGGTGAACCCTCCACCAACACCCAACTCTGCACTCACACTAAACGCCGCCTGCGCCTTCATTGACTGACCGAAGGGCGAGTTGATGTTCTGCGAATGCATACCAACGGCGTTAGTAGCACAGTCAGCAGTTTGACAGTTGATTTCTGACAAGTTTCCGATGATGCTTGTTGCTGTCACCCCTGCCTTCACCCCAACGAAGCTATTGTAACCGTAAACTGCACCGCCACCACCACTATTAACAAACACACCTGCAAAGCTCGCGCCCCTCTCCCCACTTGACGAACTATTAGCAATCTCCCGCAACACAACGTGATCATAGGCAGTCCCTTGGAAACCAGAGTTTTCTAAGGTATGAACGAAAACACTAACCGCTGTTCTATCGCCTAAGTTATTACAGCTAGTCGCGCAAGTTGAGGTATCGGTGGTCTTGATATACTGGTTACTAATTGTGTTTGCAGTTACGAAGTCACCACCGCTTGCGGTGCGATTGCCAGTGACTGTCACAAGATTGGTCTGGGCCCGAGTGCCAGTGAAACTAGGCCCACTGATCGTTTGGGTAATCCCAATGACTGGAAGGCTGTTTGACGTAGTCTTTGTGAATGCCATTCCAATCAGTGTATTATCCCAAGTGCAACTGTTTGAACCGCCTAGACTGGAAACCCCGGTCCAAAACGTACATTGCCCTGTGGCACCACTTCCAATGATGCCTCCAACAGTGATTTCCACACCATCCTTAAAGAAGCCTTTGGCATTGATCTTGCCAATGCCTAAATCCCCACCAGTCGGCGCACCAACTTGCACGCCCGCCCCAAACTCCGCAACCATCGTCGCATTGGTAAGATTCGACCTAACTGTCTGGATACGAAACTTACCATTGGTTGAGGTGTCTGGACCGAAGGCAGTCAACGCACTGATTGTTGTGGTATCTTGGGTAAAGGATGTTTGGCCAGCGCCGGCCGTGACTGTCCCTCCTTGCAAAACACGCCAACTATTTAAAGTAACTTGTCCACCAAGGGTTGTATCTCCATTGACATGCAATTTCTGATTAGCATTGGGTGCAGTAGTATTGATACCTACCTTGCCATCTCCAACAATAGTGATTGCCTCAACAAGGTTACTTCCATCACTCCGCGTCGTGATAAACCTAAACTGACTATTGGTGGATGTGTCAGGGCCGCGAGCTACTAAACGGGCAGCGGTCCCAGCAACCGAGTAATCAAAAACTCCGGTTGAAGCGCCGGTTGACGAAGTTATGTCTTTAACACTAATAAAGGAGACTGTGGGACTGGTCGTGAAAATTGGGTCCGCTCCAGTTACACCAGCGAGAACCGTATCACTTGCACCAACAGCCATTGGCGCAATCGCAGAAGCTCCTCGACCCAGGAGAACGCCATGATTCGTTATTGTAGTTAACCCTGTCCCCCCCTCAGGCACAGTACAAGGGGGACTAGCGCAACCACTACCTCCAGTAGCTGCAATATCGTTTACTAAACGCCAAGCGCCAGCTTGCCGGAAGATGAAGCCGTTACTACCACCAGCAGTAGCTACAGGAAAAGAGGTAGCAGCAGCCGCCGCAACATTGGTCACATTAAGAATCGAACCTTCCGCAGCCGCACTTGGAACTAATGCAAATGCTAATTGGAAGCCAGTTTCGATGATCTTGAGGTTAGCAAGCCCGCCCCCTTGGAAGGGCGCGAGGATGGTTTGTATAAGGTTGTTGCTACTAACAACATCACTAATTGTGTTAACTGCGAGGAAGATAGTATTTGATAATCCCTGGTAACTGTTACCAGAGATCATTGCACGTGAGGCTCTGGTTAACGCAACAGCAATTGTCGTCGTGGCGTAAGGATGCAGAATATTACCAGTGATTGTGATTCTAGCTATTGAATCAGCGTTATTTGTCCCAACAACTTCCACCAAGGTGGCATTGACGGCAGTGGAGATGTCTCCAATGACGTTTCCAGTAACAGCTACATCACCATAAACACCGGTGATGCTTACACAGGATGTGGAACAAGCTCCGATGTCATTACCAGCAACAGTCACACCGCCGGACCCGGTTAGATCCCCTCGAATGGAGTAAGTATGATCGCCGATGATCTTGTTGCCAATGACTCTAAGCCCACCCACGGTGAAGTGGATACCAAACTGTAAGGGCTCGATTTGGTTGTTGGCAACGAGGTTATCACCACGATCGAAGTCAGCAGCGTTTGCCAGACAGATAGCACAGTCAGTCTGGGCTAGAAGCACGCTGTTAACGATTTTGTTCTGCAAGGAATTCGTAACAACGTCAACACCCTTCGCACCTCCTAGAATCCGAACATTGTCTAAGAGGAGCGCATTCAAAACTTCGGTGACACTACTTCGCCGGATCGCGACAGTCCCAGCGGCAGGAGTCATGCCACAGTCTTTTATGGTGACCGGACTGGTGCTCGTAATCGTGAACATTACTGCCGCCGTCCCTGTCAACATAGTGGCCGAGGGCCCAGCACACTGAATAGTGACAGCTTTGGTAATGGTAATGGTGGTGGCGTCCAGCGTGGGAGTGCCGGCTGGGATGTAAAGCACGCCGCCGGCCCCGAGGGCATCATGCGCAGCCTGAATCCCAGCACGCGTCAAAGTAGTTACAGTCTTGTGTGTAGCATCCTCAGTGATGGTGAACGTACCACTGAAAACGGCGTTTGAACCAAGGGAGCCAGTTCCGGTGACGTTGTCGGCCGGGAGTGGGTCCCCACCGCCACCTCCTCCAGAACAATCTCGCATAACTGTTGCAGTGGCAGCACTATTAACGCCAAAACACTTCCCGCCCTGCCCGGTGACGTCCACCTCTGTATTAAACGGATAGACATACTTCGAAACATGCAAACTTCGATTAAGCTGTTCCGCTTGCATCTGCGCTTGCATGGCAGCTTTATCGAAGTCATTGTTAATGCGCGCGGCCGGAAACGCCTCATTTTGTTGGTAAACACTTAACTGACTGGCAGGTTGTCTCCGCAACAAGTTAACACGAATGTTATTTGCCGGAGCAGTAAAGAGAGTAACACTCCCACCGCCAGACCCACCAACGCCGCTAACGCTATAATGAGTATTGATCGTTTTTGTGGTGCCATCAACGATCACCTCGATGTCTGAGGCAGACAGGACACGGAAGGTGTAGGGGAAAACTGTGGTGGAACCATTCCCCGTGTAATCATTGCGGGCAGTGACTTCGGGCGTGACTGCTAGAGCGAGGGGCGCGAGTGCCATCACCCCGCAACCAACGATCAGTCCTAGAACGAAGGCGAGGGTAGCCCAGCGAGCGCATTTAGTGAAGTTCATTGATGATCTCCGGTGGGTAGTTGGGTTGTTCGATTGGAGTTTCTTCGATCGTATGGTCTTGATGCAACAAATTGTCGCGTTGCTGCCTTGTCATCCCACGAATGTCAGTCAGCGTAAGCTGCAGATCCTGTTGAAGCCGTGCGCGTTCCTTTGGATCACCAAGTTTTTGCATCTCATTGCCAACTTTAGCGCTAACAACTCTTTCTAGTAATTCCTTGTCCTCAACAAGGAGCATATTCCACGCTGCCTGCTTGTACTTTCGCATAGTACCTTCGTAGGTAATCCGCTGAAGCGCTTTAGGCATCAACTTAGGATCACTATACTCTTTACTTTCTAGAAGTTGTGCTTTAATACCATCTTTTGGATCGCTCCACAATTCCTTATAAAGTTGCTTCCAACGAAAAGATTGCTGCGGAGATAAATCTACCCCAAGAGAGTCTCCTGGGTGGATTGGTAAGATATCGAAATCAGCAAGATCGTCTTCAGTATGTTGGGTTCGTCCGCCAACCGTTTTAGAAAATTTTGGAAGCGTTGCGTTTAATCTATCTCCTTCCTGCTTAACTGAATCTTCTTGGGCAGGCTTAAGTTTGGGTGCCAAGGGCGAAAACAAACCAAACCAAGCACCCCCAAGAGTCTGTGATGGGATCAAAGGATCTCCATAACCATCTGTTTTAGGAGGAAGTTCCTCACTAAAGTAAGGAACCCGCGCCTTGACGAGATCCATTAAGGTTCTAGCATCACGCTGGATAGGATCGTTTATTTGCTTCAAACGTTGTGTGATTGCGCCTCCCGTGATACCGGTGATTAGAGGGGCGCCCAGAACTTGTTCACTATAGGTTATAAGAGGCTTTCCCTCACGCAATCCTTTAATTTGATCTTGTAGATCACTCATGTTACGCCACCAAGTACGATTGGGGAAGTTTTGGAGCATTGCCGTTACGGCTGCCCTTGCAAGCTTACCGCCGGTAACTTCATTTAATTGATCAGCTAATTGCGCAAAGTCTGCCATGAAGCCAACAGGCGCTGTGACAGGATCAAGATTTGGAAAAGGAACCCAACCTTTTGGTGTAGCAAAAGAGTAAGGTTCATGAGTAGCACTCCAAGAATCTCTAGTCTTCGGGTTCAAAGGACCACTTCCTGTGATGTAGCCATCTTTGGCTAACTCAAAATTCATATGACCAAACAAGTTAGAAAGAATTAAACGCCCAATAGCTTCATCTCCTTTAGAGCCGCCATTAATGATATCTTTATAAAGTTGTGTGTTGAGCATTTGGAGACCGGGCGTCCGATCCCACGAGTATTTGGTGAGATTAACGCCAGTTTTAACAAATGGAAAATAAAGCACTCCCGGCCCCCATTGCAAAACAGGCTGAAGGTGCTTCATCATGTAACCCATCTCACCTTGGTAAGTCATTGTGCGCGCGCGAGCTTCCCATTCAGCTGCATACGTAGTAAGAAATGCAGGATGCACTACGCGCGTGTTAATATAACTTCCAAGAGAGGACCCAGTCAACCCTAAAGCGTAAGCTTCATCAGCTGCAGTTTCATACATTAAACCACGACGTATCAAAACCTTGAAAAAGTTATCCAGGCCTAAAGTAGGACTTGTTCCTATACCATTAATGATTTGTCCAATAGTCCCAGGAATCTGATGCGGGATGTAGTCCAATCGTGAACCTGTCATAGCTACAAATTGAGCCGCTTGTGTTGCATCCATTCTTCGATAAGCTGCTCCAAAAGCAGATACGGCATCCATCATCGCAAACTGCATTCCCTTCGCAAAATGAACCGTAGACCTTAGACTGGTATCTCCGAAAAACAAAGAACCAGTTGCCCGTTCCATTACATGATTCGACACCGCTAAACTATTTCCTATAAAGGAAGGGACTAAAGAAAATGGTAAGAGAAGATTAAAATACAACTCCCGCAAGCCCGGGCCAAACGTCCCAAGCTTTAAAAACCCTTCTTGACTGCCAAAAGTTAACTTAGCTGCGTTACTATTAGACAAGACAGAAAGATTTTCAGCGAGGCTTCGCAGCGCACCCGCAATATCGCCTGAAGCAACTAACTGAGGATTCCAATGCACAAGGAAATCCATAAGATCCCTTGATCCAAACCTGCCAAAAAGACTACTAACAAATTGACCAAATTCATGCTGCTCTGCGACGGTTCCCGCAAGAGCAGCCTTTGCGCGAGGAACTAACTGATCAGAATACTTCTCAAGTGCTTTTAAATGTCCATAAAGTTGTGCTTCGTCAGCAGCTAAGATTTCCTTGGAATCAATACCGAATTTGCGCGCTAATGCTGGCAATCCTACAGGATTTTCTTTAGCAAAAGCTGCAGCTTCTTTTGCAAAGTCACGCCCAAAGCTTTCAGGGTCAAAAAAACGAGCTGGCCGAGCTACCATCGTTGGATTAACAAGAGTAAACTCCTTGCCTATTACTTTACCAGCTTGCTCTAAAACATTCGCAGCTTCTTTGACACCATCAACTTGAACACCTTCAGCGATAGTTTGCAACGCTTGTATCTCTAATAAACTTTCTTTACTTACTTCAGCTGCAGATTTAACGGTAGTTGCGCCTTTACCGGTGATTTTGGCACCAGTCTGCACCGCCTTTCCAAAACCTTTCATAGCGAATCCTAAAATTGGAAATGTCACAACATGCTCACCAACAATCCCGTAAACACGCGCTAACCCAACCGAAGCACCTTCATTAAGAGCCATATTCTCGATCTTCTGCCGAGAAACATCACCTATAGCAGTCAACCAGCCCGTCACAAGTTGAACCTCTCGGTATAAAGCCAAACTAGCAAAATAGAGTCGTCCATGTTCTTCATTCCATGTACCACCAAATGCTGGATTAGTTTTGGATTCTCCAGAGGCAACAGCAGGCGGATTTGCTACGCCCTTAAAAGCTGTTAATAAATCATTCCATGCTTTGATAGTGTTTTTCGCAGCTTCTTGCCAAATCGTCATCGGTAAGCCATCACGCCGCAGGGCGCCGTCAATTTCCAGACGCGCTTTTTCACGCATCCAATAGTTATAGTCCTGAACAGATATACGTTTTTCCATGTAGGCTTGTGTTAATTGCTCAACGCTAATATTCGCTAGAACCTCCCGCGTCGCAGTTTCATCACTTTGTGACTTTGTGTATTTTGAGATCGGGCGCGTAGTTACTGGCATTTATTCACTCCGTAGGAGAAGATCAACATTCCCGGTTCCCATAGGTGTAGGCACACGAATAGAGGATCCTGTCGGTGTTCGCTTCTGCAGTAAATCAATTGGATCTGTCGTAGGAGGCTTCTTTCGCCGTTCCACAAGTTCCTTACTGACTTTCTCCCAATCTTCCCCCATACGTATGCGAAGTTCCCCTTCTTTAATGTCCTGCAAACGTTGATTCTTATCGCGATTTAAGACGTCGACGGCCGGGCGTGCAACATTGGACTCATAATAATCTTTAAAGCGTTTAACATTAAACTCCATACGCGCCCTGCCAGCAGCTTCCTGTGTTAAATCCATGCGAGCACCAGCACGAACTTCTCCAGCACCGGCCCTGACTTGACCATCCATAGCACGTTCCACTGCTCTAATATGATCCATATTTTGGCGGACAGCATGTAGACTTTTTGGATTATCTAAGGACAATTGACGAAGTTTTTCCAAAGCTACTTGAACATTTCTCTTGTAGTTAGCAGGATCTGCTCGATTAAAATCAATCACGATTTGATCCGCTTCAGGCTGACCTTCCTTCTTTTCTATACCAAGTTCTTTAGTGTTATACAAGGTTGCTTGTTGATGCCTTGTGAGTCCTGGAATCTTGCCTTCTTTCAAAGCTTCCCGAAATGGATCAAGCTTACCTTCCCCTGCCAGACCCAGATAAAAATCATAGATTTGATTATTGAGACGCTTATCTACCTTATCTTGTAAATTATCGCGATGTTCTGATGCAGTACGATAATGATCTGCTATGGCAATGCGTTTTGTTGTATCTAACTTAGCCCAGTCCCCTTTAGCTAGTCTAGTTGCAATCTCCTCATAACCAAATTGATCTCCTACAGTACGCATATTCGATTCTTCAATTCTTTGTTCCCAAGCATGCCGCATTTTGACAGCTTGCTCGGGCCCAAAAAGTCTTTGTGTTTTAGTTAAAGTGTCAGCAGCCGAACTAGCTGTTTTCATACTTTCACGCACAGCTGGATCTAACTGTTGCCCGATCTTTTGTGCATCATCCATTAATTGTTGTTCGACTTTTGCTTTCTGATTAGCAACAATTTGGAGATCAGCGTTGTGTTTTACAGTGAGGGCGCTGCCAGGGAGCAAACCACCAACAAACTGTCGAAAGCCTAAAGCAACATTAGGGGTAATAGCAGCTTTAGTAATGGCATCTCTAAGTGTTTTCTCGCGCCGTAAAAATTCTTGCGACTGTTGAAAAGGGTCCACCGCTTCTCTTGTAACATTGCCAGCAGCATCAAAAGTCGGCGTCGTGATTTCCTGATGAATGTTTTTGAGGCCAGTCTCATAGAGACTTTTCATATCTGTTAAATTAATTGCTTCTTGATTCTTGATTAACTCTCTTTCCAAGAGTGATCGCTCACGCGTGATTGTTGCTCCAGCAGAAACCAAATCTTCGCCAGATTGCCTAATGCTCTTTCCAAGAAACCCCAACCCTTCCATCTGATCGACCGGAAAAGCACGATTAGTAATGTTACTAACCGCTGCCTCACCCGTCGCTGTGAATTGCTTAATTTCAGGCATTAAACATACTCATTTCTGAGATCACGCGTGTAGGGCGTGGAAGCTTTGAAGTATTTCGACCAAGAACCAAGGATCGACGAACCTGCTTGCAGCCCACCACCAACCACGGTTGGCCCAATCTGCGATTGAAAAAACCCAGCTTGCTGCCTTTTGAGTCTTGCTTCAAAATCCTTGCTAGACGCCGAAACCTCGCCCGTCCTGCGGATGTTTAAGGCTTCCAACTCTGTTTGTTGGATAGCGTCGAGCTCTGCTAGCATTGGTGAACCCTGCGATGGATCAAGGCCGCTCGCCGCAAGCGTAGCAGACTGCTTTCCAAGCAGCAAGCTGGCACGACGGCGAAACTGTCTCTCTTGGTAGGCTGCGGCCTCCCTAGCACTCTTAGCCTCAAACTCACGTGCGTCAGCCTCATTCTCCGCAGCGACGGCAGCATTCTCACTAGCCTTAACACTACTGTAAATCGAGACCGCCGTCCCTGCCACTGCTGTGGCAGCACCAATGATCCCGATGATCGCTGGGGCTTCAAGTCCGCTCACTTGTCTACCATTTCATATCGAAGTACATCATGTTTGTCAGGGGTGAACATTCGCGCCCGTCCGTTCTCTTGAGAAAACCCTAACTTCTCAGCCCATCGATGATGTTTGGCTTCTTCTGCATCAACGATCATCTCAATCCGATGCAAGGCCAAACTCCGTTTAATGTCAGGGAGAATCCGTCCAACTGTGCGGGTTACCCACACCATTAAACGTTTGTTTTCAATTAGATTCTTTTCAAAGATTGACCAAGCGTAGCCCATACCTTTATGGTGAATGATAATGCCCGCGCAAGCAACCACATTGTTGTCTAGGACGGCTGTGAAAGCCGGGCCTCCATTCTCCTTGTGCAAAGCTGCACGAAATTCTTGTTGATAAGGCTGCGCAAAATGCACAAAAGTCATCCAATGCTCAGCTTTGAAAGGAACCAAAACAGGTTCAATCATGATCCGCCACCTGCAAGGTCCCGAAGATAGCAGTCACGGTCATAGGGTAAGGTTGATTTTGGACAAAAGTCACGCGCCCGTCCGTGTCAATCATACTTGGTGGCGTCACCTTGACATCTCCTGTAAACAAGGCTTGCTGGTTGAGGCTTCCAGGAGGGTACTGGATGTTCTCAGTATTGATCGTACCTCCTTGGGAGTCACGCAACCGAAGAAACAAACTAACCCAGGATCGTGGGATCCCTTCAATCATTGTGCCTTCAAGACTCGGACGCAACGTACGCCCGGTCGAATCGTAGTGTAAACCAATCTCATATTGCAAGTAAGCCTCTGGCATAACAATCTGCCCACCAGTGACTAACTGTTGCCCTCGATAACTTCCATCAGCTACAACATCAACTAACTGCCCTTCAAGGTATCCAAGCCCGGTCACCGTGTCGGTTGCTGTCTCAAAAGAAAACACAGAAGCGCAGTCAGTGTGTAACTCTTGCCAAGGGCGATTCATGGTCCCAAAGTTATCTTCAAAGATTTCGATGAATCGCTTGGTTTCACCATTGATGATGCGTTTGACAATGACCCAGACTTCGTCCTGCCGGCCGGGCGCACCAGTGATGCAACCTACCGCCTGGAATTCACCCTGTGTCACAATCCTCGTGAACCCGATGACTTTCTCATTCGGGAAGTAAGTCAAAACGATAAGGGTTCCATCTTCACGAATGAAATAAAGGCGTTGGTCAAGGCGTTTCTGGTATGCGATCGGGCCCAAACGCACGCCGTTTGGAAACGGACTAGCGTTTTTGGTTATGTGTTCCGCTACTGCGGTTAGCTCGATAGGAATGATCTTGTCATCTTCAACATTGTAGGAGAGGATGAAGATACGTTGGCGAGACTTGTCGACAAACACAACCTTGTTGTTCACTACTTGTGCTTGGATGGGCGCGCTTCCTACGTTGCTGATCTGCGGGATTAGTGGAATCACATCCCCACCAAAGGCTTCATCAACGCGCCCGGCCGTCATCTTCAATTCAACATCCGACCCTCCCAACAACACGTCACCATTCTCAGTGATCCATTCAATCCGATTAAGTTTACGTGTTGCAACTGTGTAGTCGATAGCATCGTCTGCCTTAATACCGACAGCGTAGTTATCGAAATTGTCTGGTTGGGACATCCAGATGTTAGTGGGCTGAGCGAAGGAGGAGGCTTGGGCCAAACGACCTTGGACAAATTCACCAGTCCTTGGGAATCCATTAGCAGGACTCCATGAGCTCACTTCCAATGTCCAAGTACCTGCAATAGCAGCAGGATAAGTTCCAGATCCCGCTGAAATTTCTTCGACTTGGAGGTCATTGAGGATTTCTCCACTCACTGTGTTGGTATCGACTACTTCTTGGATTTCTACCACACCACCGAAAATGTGGATGTATTTGCCTAGGTCGGCTTGACGAAATGCGTTCTTTGCTGCTTCGAGAGTAACTTTTGTACCGACCGGGCCCTTCTTGTTGGGAGTGAGATCAGCTTGTGGGCTCAAACGAAGAAACCACTGCCCGGCCGGGATCACCTCTGTGTTAGGAAATACATCAATGATATCAGCTCGGACCGTGGCAGATGGCACGGTTGCCCCTGCGCTAGCTCCAACAAGAATGATAATGGCGCGGCTAGCACCAAAGATTATTTGACGCCCACTGTCTCCCGGTAGAAACACAGCTTCGCTAGCAGTAAACAAGATATTCTTACCAGTGATTGCGGCCGGGGTCAGAGTTGCAGCCATCTACTCACCTCCATCCCCACCACCACCATCACCACCATCAGTGCCAGAGGCACCACCACCATCCACACCCCCACTACCAGGCATTTCGGCCGGCGGCGTGTTCACGCCCTGCCCACCACCAAGAGATCCAATCAAGGTTGAATCACTGATGTCAGTATCCTTCTCAAACGAAGGCGGTGGACGGTGGGTCACATCGATCAAAGACCAATTTAAGTCACTAACGCGATTTAAACGCCGCTGGCGGTAAAGCCTGTGAAACAGAAACAAAACATCAACCGATTGTGTGTAATGTAGTGCACGAAGATTGGAGTCATTGTAAGGTGAAGGGATTTCTACTGGTATGCCAGGAGAACTTTCAATTGGTCCCTTGTTGCGGAAAAAGCGCATGTACTCACGCCCAATCTCAACCATGACTGGGTTCGAGAGCCCGGCCTCGAATGGGATTAGGATTGTGTCAACTGAGGAATCTTTAACTTCTGCCAAGACGCGAAGGCCTGGTCTGCGGGTCACGCCACCTTGCCGCAAGAGAAGGAAATTTTCTAAGGTGGCTGCCCCCTCCTTGAATGCTACTAGGTCCGGGCGCCCCTCTATTAACGGAGACACTTCTCCCTTAGAGAAGTTAGTCCAAATGGGCCGGGCTTTGCCCGCCAACTAACGGCCCCAGAGGAGACTGTTAGATTCAAAAGGCTCGATTGATTGCTCCTGGCCATCTAGGGCCACAGCCTGCCCAAGATGAAAAACAGATTGCTTCAACAAGATATCGGACTTCTGGGCATCCTTTGAGATCGCTAACGCTAGATCCGATGCTAACCAACAAGCGATGTATTGGTAAAATTCTCCATCCCATAAGTCTGGGTTTTCAATGCGCCGGGTGTAGACGATTTGGGCATTGGTGCCATTGCTGACTAGAATCTTCACCGGAGGGGCGCCTGGCGGGGCTCCTATTGGAACGTAGGTTTCGATACGAAACACATTTTGCCATGCTAGAGGCCAGTTGTTGAAGTCCCATATAAGCGAATTTAAGTCATTGACCGCGTCATAGTAACGTTGCAGTTTGATAAAATCCGAAGGAAGCGCGTAGGCGTAAGCGTACTCGAAGAGTGGTGCATCGGTTAACAACGCCAGTGTGGCACGCCCGGTCGCAAAGTTCCAGTGATGGTTGCGTAACGCACTATCCAAGATCCCCGGATAGATCGTGAGACAATGATTCGCATTGGTCGAACCATCATCGATAGCATTGATGCGGGCTACGCCGCATTTGCCCAACGCGAAGTTGAGTAAATCAGTCTGATTAGGCATTTACTTCTTTTCTTCTGGCTTAGCCTGGGCCGGGGGCGCGGCCTGCTTCAAAGCAACAATCAAAGCTTCAATCCTACGATTTTGTTCGTTGATGGTCGTGATCTGTTCCGCCAGCTGCGCAGCCAGACTGTTACGTGTTTCTTCACAAGGGGTTAACCTTTGTGGCTGTTGGGCCCACACACTCTGGCCAAAGATTCCAGCACTAACCAAGAGTGACGCTAGGAACAGTCGGCGCATTGTTTCCTCCTCCATCGACTTTAGCAGCAATTGTCGCAACCTTGGTTGCCTCAGCCACAGCTTTTTGTGTTTTCTCTTCGTCACGCCCCTTGAACCACCAAACGATAACCCCACCTAGGACACCAGTGAAAGCATCAGTGGAAACAAAGGGAGACTCCCGCCATAACCCAAACAAGAAGGCCACGCCGTAGATCGTAACAAGAAAGATTACACAATAGGCCCGCACGGCCTGATTGAGTTGATCTAGCTTGCTGTCGCCCTCAGGCATTTTTATTCTCATCTTGACCTTGTTTAAGACCCCGCGCAAACGCCCCACTCCGCACTTCTTCAATGAACTTATCCATCTTGCTGTTAAACGTGTGTTCAATCTGCTTCATTTTGATATATAAACCCACAACGCTGATGATTAATCCAATGATTTGGATTACCGTCCCAAGTGAAAACTTCCATTCAAACATTAGGTGGCACGGTTGGGTGGTTATACATCTCGGAGGCCGGGGACTTGAAAATTCCCAGATGCCCGGTCCACCACATCCACATGATGTTATTCCGGGTTTCTAACAAGACGATCCTCCTTTCAAAACGCATCACCAAGGAGATCAACGCTCCCAAGGTGGTTACTAACGAAAGCAGCGTACCTATCGAGAACGACCACTCGAAGGTGATTGCTGGCATTTGGGCTCTCTATCCTCATTGGTAGATTATGGAGTAAAACAGAACCATTGCAAGGTAGCACCTGTCAGGATGGCTGTGACCAGGGAGACAGTTGTAGAAGGCAAACTAAAATTGATAGAAGGAAGCGTGATCCCATAAACAGACCAATGACAACGCAGTGCTGGACTGTAGGTAGTAGAGAAGTTTAAAGTAGCAGAAGTGACTACACCAGTCAATGTCATCTGCCCACCACTATCAAAGCTAGGAGCTGTTATGGCACATGCCCCACCGCCGGTCACTGAACACGTTGGTGTGCCACCAAACCTGCCCATTGGCCAAGTTTGTGCCTGAACCAGATTAGCATTAAGCAGAATACCAAAAACGATAACTAGCCTTAGCATGAACCCCCCACATTATCGATGATCGTGGTTGCTGTCGTTGAAGTGCCGCAATAGGAAACTTGCTTGCAGGTGCCGGCGTTGGTGCCTGCGACCCATTCTAATTTGCAAGTACCGGCACCGGGCGCGCTAGCACTAGCTGTTATCTTGGTAAAACCAACCGCACCGGCTGTTAACGTTGCTGCTGTCGCTCCAAGATTGATGCCGCCGGCCGCGGCAACCGAACCACGAACCGTAGCGTTGGTGATCCAATAAGTTGGCGCACTCCCATCCGTTCCTATCAAAAAGTTATCAGCAGACGTAAGAAGTTTGCTAATATTTGCGTTTGTGATACCAGCATAAGTGCTGCTAACTGTAGAACCCGCAATTTGCAGGCCCGCATACTTCCCATCGCTATTAAACATGAAAGTATCAGCGTAGCCACCGGAGCTGGTATTCGTAGCAGAAATACGAATCGAGCCATTACTGGCGGCCGATCCACTAAGTGCTGTTGAGGTAGCATTAGCAACGAAAGCACTATTAGCTACATTGATCGTAGTTTTAGCGTAGACGTGATTGGGACGGTTAGCATTGGCCTGCCCAATCGTACCAGCACCATCAGTATTCCAGTACAAACTTTGATCGCTGCCAATCAAATAGATATGATTAGCGTCAAAGTAAGCGACGTTGGTACCACCAATACTCACACCCACTGTTGTAGCACCAAGAGAGTAAAAGCCATCAGTAGTTCCAGTAAATTTAATGGATGGAGCCGCCGCACTGCCAGCTGCAACCGTTGTTTGGCCTGTAGCAGTCACGGTAGTACCAGTGATAGCCGCTGGCGTAACGTTGCCAAGAATTCCCTGAATACTTGTTACGCTTGGAGTTGCTGTACATTGACCAGTGCCGGCCGCGTTGATTCCAAGAGCTACAGTGCCGGTCGAGCAATCAGTAGGATCTGCAGCTAACGCTGTTGCGGTTGAAGCATTGCCGGTAAGGGCACCAACGAACGAAGGTGCAGTCACCGCGCCCGTAAACGTAACAGTTTCGTTAGCATTCAAGGTGAAGGGCACAACCGAGTTTCCAGCAGCACTATCAAGGAGTGTGATGCGAAAAACTCCCCGGTTGGCTGCTCCAGCCGAAGGGCCATAAACAAGAACTTCACCAACAGTCGTGGTAGGCTGATGAATTGCTATCTGGCCGGCCCCAGCCGTTGGCGCCCCTCCAGCGCCTGCGCGAAACACTCCCGAATTGAATTCAACAGTAGCCACCGCAGTAGTGAACGTCGCGGCCGCCGGCGTGACATTTCCAACAGTGGCTTGGATCGAAGGGAGCGTTAACCCGCTAGTTGCAAGATAAACCTTTAAAGCTTTTCCACTATTGATAACTAACGACTGCCCGGAGCTCGTGACTGCTCCATCAACATCACAAGCAACCATCACCACGCCACCAGTGACAGTTGAATCAATATCAAGGCTAGTGGGGGTTTCACCGGGAGGTTGTTTCAGATTACTGATTAAAACATTACGAACCCCACGCAGCTTGATGCCTTTTGCATTGTTTCCAAAGTAGAAATTGCTTACTTTGAGATTATCAAGAGGGGAGCCCGCGCCCGAAACATCGATATTTAAGCCCCAATTGTTTGTTACGTCTTCTTGCTGCTCATAGCGGATATTTTCAAATGAAACATTGATGCCGATCGAGGGAGTGTTGACTGTGGTGGAAACCCATTTGAACCCTGTGACACCACGGTTCCAGCTGTTGTTGCTAAACGTGACGTTACTAAGGACAGTGTTTGCTAGAACCTCGATAACAGGGTTCACTCCACCTAGAATTGGAACAATAAGATTGCAGAGATGACAAGTAAAATGGTCAGCGCCACGCAACGTTGTGCCATGACCAAGAACCATTGGGCGATCGGCATAGATGTCGAGTTTGGTTGCCCAGAAAAACTCGCGCCCCTCGTATTTTAACCCAATGCTATTGGCCCCAGTCCAATCACTACCACCCGAGCCAAACCGCACGTTTTCGATATAGATACTACGAACGTCACGGAGGCGTAAGCCTACTTTGGTTTGGGTTGTGTCGGTAGTGTAGAAAACAAGATTAGCGATCCGAATCTGGTTAATTTCAGTGACGCCGTCCCCGATATTGAAACCAACGAGATCATCACCAGTGCTAGCAGCCGGGGGCTCAAATTTCAGCCGAGTAGCAAACCCACCAGCACCCACGAAGGAAACACGATTGACATTGCATGTGATGGCACGATGCCGGATGAAGTCACCAGTACCCGCAAGCGTTGGACCTGGGAATAGGATCACCCCACCGCCGGCCGCATTTGCCACCGCACAAGCTGCATGAATCGCCGTGGTGTTAGCTACAGTATCTGCTGTGGTCCCACCAACCACTACACCGTAACGCGCAAGATCGAACACTTGCATTTCAACGCAGACAGCAGTACCATCTGCGGTAATGCCTATGGCTATCTGCGTCGTACCGCAATCAGCTGGATTTGCTGCTAATGCCGCAGCAGTGGCCGCCGCCCCTCCAGTGAGGCTAGGCCGAACATCAGCCGCCCAGACTGGTGAGGCTAACAGTAGTAACAGTAAAACAAGCCAGTTCATCGTGTCTCCTCAGTGCAAGAAACCGTTACGCTAGCCCCTTCGGAAATCATGTAGATTGGGCCGCGGTTGCGAATTTCAACAGTCGCGCCCGGTGGGATTCGTTGTCCTTTGCTAGCCGTCACTGTCGCATCACCCCAACGGACGGCCACCGTCGTGCTGTGGTTAGCACATGACAGTGCATCCCTAAAGGAGTTTCCAACCTTGACCAGGGTTGCAGCACTGGTCACAGTCGTGTCACTAATAGGAATGCTAATGGCGCTCTGCGCGAGCAGTATAAGACTAAGTAGTAGCGTCATCAGTGATCTCTACCCAACCGCCGTAGGCAGGGTTTGACGAAGACATGCGGCGTTGGACGCGCACGGCTAGTGTGCCGTCATAGGTCCGACAAGCATGAGCATTGATCCAAGTTAAATCCACTACCTTGGCGATGGCCCGGGCTTCCGCTGCTGCAAACGTTGCAAACACTGCCATGGTTAGGCTCCTTTTCGTAAGTTACGGATTTTATCTACAAGAAGGTATGCTGCCCCAAAAGTCTTCCACGCCGAAAACACGTCAGCGTCTGATTGACTGAATTGGAAATGATCCTTGTAGGTATCGTCTAGAGGGGCGCCGGTCGAGAAATGTAAATGTTCGAGGACTACCTCGTTAAGTTGGACGAAGCGTCCTGTTTCCTTTCCTAACCAAGCCCACTGTGTGTCAACGTAGAGATGCTTTAAGCCTGGAAGAGAGATGAAACCGGCCGCCCGGGCCAGCTCACCACTTAGAAACAAATGCGTCAAGGGACCTTCTGGGAATACTACGTTTCCCTGCTTCGCGGGCCCTGCAAGCAAGGTATCCCATCGATCTGTTCTAGGGACAATGTCATCCCCGATAAGTCCATAGCAACCTTCGTTAGGGAAGGTATGAAACAACTCATTTAAGGTTTGGGCGGTACGCAAGCGTTCACCAGTGATGACTAACCAATTTGGCGGGAAGGTTAACTGCCGGTAGAGCGGATAGGTTGGATCATCAACATCAAGCCGAACTGCGACTGGCAAGGTTGCTTTCGTTCGGAGATAGGCAGTCGTGAAGCGAGCTAACCATACGGGCCGGCCGCGGGAAGGCAGTAAGATCATTGCCATGCGTCAACCACCCATCCAGACGTGAAGTCAGCGGGTTTGGGTTGGCCATGGAACAGGATAATAGAAAAGTCACCGGGCCCGCCCTCCAAGCCATTAGCCTTGTACGAACCTATCTCGTAACGACGTGGCCACAAGTCTATTGGGTAATTGCTAGTCTTCAAAACAGCAGTTAACCAATCTTGGTCACCATAGTAGTTCTTCATGATTGCTTCGGGCTGGCTCTGAAACAGATCCCAAACTTGCGTAAACTTGCCAGGTTGGAAAGACATCACGGCGCTGCTGTAGGATTCGCCCCATGGGTCTAGCTGTAAGCCTAGGGTACCTTTGTAGGTAAGTAACCAATCTATGCTCCGCACAATCACCACGTCCAGGTCTAGGAAGATAACTTGTTCAGACTTCAAGGCCGGGTGCGGCGCAAACAAGCGCAGTTTGTTCCACCAACCAGGAAGATCCAAGTCGTCGAAACTGATTGATTTCGTCTTGCAGTGAACACCTTTGGCATTGTCGGTGAGACAGAGAAAACGATAAGGCTGGGACGCAAACCTAGCCACCTGAGCCGCAAGCTTGTTAACGTACTCGGGCCCGTACTTGTCACCAGTTTTGATGCAGCAGACTATAGGAGTAGTGGCAACAGTAATCATTGACGTTTATCCAAAGCCTTGGAAAGGGCATTATTAGGATCAGAAAGCACACACTCTGCGCAATTTGATGAATATCCACGACATTTACAACATAGCGTATTTCTTAGACAAATATGCGGACAGGACTTTTCTTGCTTCATGCTACGCAAATCTTCACGCGAGGGGTTTCGGTGGTTTCACGGACAGGCACGACGTTGGCTGGGCCCACCAGGACTTCAACCATGACAATCCCAATGCCCGGCGCCCCAACCGTTTCCACTGGAACCACGTTGGCAGTCTGATCCATGACATACCTCACTGGCACCACGCCAATGGCCATTAGGCCGGGATCGCCTTTTTGAAGTTATCGAAGGCAGTCTTGGCTGTTTCTAACTTCTCTTCCCAGATGACTACTTCCGCTTGAAGCTCACTAATGCGCGCCGAAGTCATCTTTTCCAGATCCTCGATCTCTTTGAAGAGCTTTGCTTCCTTTGCCCGGTTTTCCTGGGCAGCCTTCCCTAACTGCTGCACCGTTTTCTGGTAATCATCACGTGCTTCCTGAATCTTCTTCTTGTGGATGGTGACTTCGTTCTGCTGGCGCTCTGTTAGGGCCTGGATCTCTTCAACGATCTCTTCACGACGTTTTTCGAGCCCAGGAATCTCTTTTACTAAATCCTGGTAGAGATTAACAACCCTCTCGATCTGCAGCATCCCACGATGCTGAGACTCGTAGAGTTTGATCTCTCCACGAACCTGTTGGAGGATGTCCAAGGCAGCACGATGTTCGGCCTGGTCGATAGGCATTTTCACACTCCTCCAAAGAAGGCTCGTGTCATTCCTGACATAGATCTAACCTTTGCCTTGAAGTCTGGCAAACGCTTCATTTCATGTTCTAGTTGGTTCCAAACGCCTTCCTCGTTGTAGACAAACTGCCCGGCCTCGCGGCGTTGGCCAGGAAGGTCGAAGAACCTAGGAGTAGCATCCCCCGGACAACCACACAGAATGATTTGTTCCGCGCCCATTATGTATGCAATCTGCATTGCGAAGTAACCAGACAACACAAACATTGGAGTTAGGCTTTGCCAATTGTAGTCCGTGTAGGCATACTCTTCGGTGGTGTGGTATTTGGTGAGTTCACGCTCCCGGACGTGTAACCAACGAACTGTTTTCCATGCCCCAAGATTCTTACCGTGGAGAGAAACCCAATGGTCCACCTTGGGGAGGAACATTCCGATATCGTTGACTGCAAAAATAACAGCTTCTTTATAAATATCATGAACGCCGTATTCAAAGAGCGTACTTCCCTGTAGGGATGCCAACTGAATCAAAACATCTGCAGCCCCACCCACCACCACCGCAACGCGGCCTTTCAGGGTGCCTAAAAGGTCAGAGACGTTTCCTTGACCAGCGTATCCGCCGTAAGTCCACGTCGAACCAAAATCACCCATCGAAGCCGCGTTGCGGGTCGTCATGTTGGATACCTTACTCCGGTAGGATCACCAGGAAGCAACCCTTGATGATCTTTCCAACTACCGGGTTAGCAGTCTTCCAGATTAACTGCACGATGGTGGTCGTGGTCAAGACGATGAAGTTCTGACCAGTGAAGGCGAGACCACCATAAGGCTTGTCGGTGGCCGTCGGGCCGTTAGCGGAGTAGGATTCGATAGCCGTGACGTAACGATCATCGTCAACTGCGTCACCGATCTGGAACGTGCCATTAACGCCTGCCGAAGCCCACAAGGCGTTGGCAGAGATATGCAGACCGATGACCATTGCCCCGGCCGGCAGCACGCACAGGTTAACCTTATCCTGTACGCCAGCGGAGGCTCCACCAGTCTCACCTGAGATTACTGTATGCTGGAAGGGAATCGGGAACACCCGCCCCCCTCGCTTGGTAGCGACCAAACCTGGTGTGTGGTTTGTGACTAGAGCAGCGTAGTCAACTGAGTCACGAGTCGTCGCCATGATTAGATCACCACCCTCTTAGTTTTCTAGCACGTCAAGCACTGCCACGCCACCTTCCCAAACACGCACCGCAGCCATCATCATGGCAGCCCGGACCTGCCATGCATTAAACGATTGCACGTTCATACTGATGTCTTGGATCTTGGACTGAATCTCGCGGCCCACTGAGAGACCGATGCAACCATTGTCGAACGCGACGCACCGACGGCTGGTTGCGCTGATGAGGTTTACCATGCGCTGCAAGCTGGTTTCACCATCAGTATCGATCACGTCAGCAATCGACACCCACGTGAATCCTTCCCACGTCTGCCCGTCCACGGTGCCTGTGTCGTGGATACGGTTTTTGGTGAAGTCTGAACTGCTTGCCTGAGTGATGGCAAGGATGTCAGTCTCCTGGCCGGGCGTGTAGAGCATGGTCCGGCGCCCTGAACCCACTGGAACACCTGATTTCGACAACTTCACGTGCGCCCCAATGACATTGGCCAGCGACAGCGCACTGGTCCCACCGATTGACGTCACCCAACGGGCTGATGGTAGTGCCTGGGAACCAAGCGTACGGACACCACCGGAAACGGTGGCAATGACTGCAGCACCCGTCAGGGCATCGATGATGTGCTTGTCAGAACGACGCTGCATGGCCGCAGCCAGGGTGCGCATGTAACCAGACATCGGGTTAATCATGGCACGAAGGGAGTTTTCATCGAACACACGCACGGAACCTTCTGAGGACTGAGGGACGACTGCGCGGATGGAATGAACCGGGTTCAGGGGGACGATCTGCGCGCCCGGCACTACTACGTCGTTCGCCACCACGTTACCAAGCCGGTCATGGTAATCGATGACAGCACCAACATTGGTATGCACCATGCCAGGGTCGAGCTTGCTCCGCAGCATGGAGTCCATCTGCTGGTAAGTTAGGTGGAGCTGATCGTGGAACCTTTCAATCCATGTCTGGTCAACTGTGAGCGACATCTTTCTCTCCGTTTTCAGCGATCACCTGATCGTGAAGCGGAGGGTTTCCCGCAAAATGCGGACCCTGTCCTTGTGCGCTACGCGCGCACTGTGCGGCACTGTTGTTTACCGGACCATGTGCAAGGTTTCCCGGTAAGTTCAGGATCTTATCACACGACAAAAGAGAAAGGAAGAACACTTACTTCTTCTCTTCTCTTTCTACGATGATCTTGTGCTTGTCAACAATCTCGCCTGGACACCCAACCACCTTCATGATCTTTTCCTTACCTTCACCGCGCCGGATCATGTTTTGGACCGCGTTCACAATGCTTGGGTGATCCATGTCCACGCCGTTGTATTCGCGATGTTCGTCTGTCATCACACGTTTCCTCCGTCTACCAAAACGGCCATACCCCACCACCAAGGTTGACCAGAGTAAACATCGTAAGTGTCTTTATTCATTTTACCCTCCTAGGCCGCAGGCGGTACGAGTGTGCTGGCAACCCACATTGCCAAGCCAAAGGCAATCATGGAGAAGCCGCCCGGGCTCACTCCAAACATTGCCAACAAGAACGCTAACTGCCACAACCCGCATGAAGAAGCTTATGACGTACATTAGACTATCTCCACCTTCTTGTCACCGTAGGCACGCTTGTAGAGACCTTCAATGTGATCCATGACTTTGGGGTCGTTTCGGAGGTAACCATCATGCATTGGATGAGTTTTGTCGGTTGCAATCTTTGCTAGTTCCTGGCGCACGTCGTCACCAGTCAAGGCGCCCGGCCCGCCTTGTGGTCCCTGACTAGCAAAAAACGATGAATCGGCCTGAGCCAAAGGCGCCAGCCGCATCATGACACTTAGAAAGTCAGCATGATCTCCCAGACCCAAGGATTCAAAGAATGCTAACTCGTCAGGCGTTTTGAAGATCATGTTCGTTAGGCGTTTGGTCGCCTCACGAAGTTCGTCGTATTTGTCACCGTATTCTGCTTTTAAGGCGGCTAGACCAGCTTCGTTTGACGTTTTCAATGAAGTTTGCGCGCCCGTCAACGTCCGTTCATGCAATGCAAGCAATTCAGGGATTGCATCCTTCGGCACCCCATGCTTATGCATGATGGTCTTGAAGTCCTTGACGTACTCTTCATTCCAACCGAACCCATCTGGGAGCTTCTCTGGGCGCTTGACAACATCATTGTAATCGTCAGGGGAGGCCGGCGGCCGGGCCAGAAACCCTCCCTCGTAGAGCTTGGGAAGGTGGTTCTTCTTCCATTCGGCTAGTTCGGTGACCTTTTCGGCATCGTTGGTTGCACGCAAGCGCACGGGGATGCGCGCCCCAACCTCTCGATGGGCATCGAAGGCAGTCTTGACGAAGGTTGGTAGATCGGGGGCATCCTTCACGAATGGATGATCTCGTAAAGGTAACTGCCGCCCGCTATCTTCGTAAGTTAAAGTTTCCGGAATCTGCGCTAGAACTTCAGGATTCACGCCATGGGCTCCATTTCCGTGATAGTTCGCATCAAGTATTTTGCGGGATGTTGAGCAGCATCAATGTTTAGGAGGATTTCGTGAATCACGCTACGACGAGCATTGTGGGTAATGCAAGCAATTGGGTCGATTCCTTGATAGACTTGACAGTAGACTGTGTCAATGAGATGTTGTAAAACCAAACTCCCGGCCGGGCTGTTGAAGGCAGTGACGTAGGCTACCTTCAATTGATCCTGGTCAAAGGCCGGGCGCCATTTGGCTTTGAGCCATTCCTTGATGGAGGCAATCACGCCGTTTTCTGCCCCTCCCCTAGCACCTTAATCAAGGGAGCCACCTTCCCAGCACTCTCGGCGTACTGCGCTGCCTGCGCCGTGGCGAGCTCTTGTTCCTGTTGCTGCTGCCGGGCGCCTCGCAATGCTTCAATTTCCTTGCTACTGCGCGTCCACAATGCAGGGAAACCACGATTGGTCATGATTCCGGAAGCAGTCTTATCTGGATCGATTGGATCCAGAACCGACGGACCGAGGGCTTGCGCTAGCGGTGCCAGATCATTTAATACCAAAGCCAGGGTTTCAGCATCCACGGCGCGCTGCGCCCGGGCGATGGGATTGTGGTAGACAGTCTTGATCTTGCCATTCCGAAACATGATCTCTGGTGGAGGACTGAAAGCTCCAGCATGATACATTATGTCGAAACCGATTTCTGTAATAACGTACAGAAACTCACGCTGAAGTCTGCCATACACTGGCCCCAGAATCTTGAAGAGAAGGTTTAACTTTTTGGCAAACTCATACGCAGTCATTTCAGACTTCTGGACCCGCATGAGTTCCAAGATGTGTTCGACGTAGAAGATTTCTCTGATTGTCTTTCGGAGTTCTTCTTCCTTGATATTGCTCACTTCAGGACGAGAGCCCGTATCGTAAGGCATCATGACGTTGCGAATGTCACGGCCATGCGTATTGATGCTAGTGGGGCCGCCCGGCACCAGTTTCAACGTTCCAATGACGCTGTCGCTAGCGACAAACAACGGCGGCCGCAGCTTCATCGCCATATCTTCGAGAGACAAACGCTTCATTTGATTCAAGGTCCAAGTGTCAGAGAAGGCTAAGTCACCACGCCCGCGCCCGAAAACCTCGCCCGGCGTTTTGCTATATCGAGGCACCGCCGCATGGAATGTCCTGTAACCCTTCTCATCGCAAACATGCTTGCTTTCAACTTCTACCCAACAGGAAGCCCAAGGCATTCCTTTGTAACCTGCAGTCTGCTCTCCCGAAGGGCGGGGCACCACTGCGTGGACCATCTTGACTTTATCGTCAAACTTCCCATTAGCATTTAGTTTTTGAACCCCTTGTGAACAATTACCTTCACCAAACTGTTTGACGATGGCGGCAACGGTGGATTCGAATTCACGAAAACCCGTGTCGACAATCCCATCCGGGCCCTCGGAAATGTGAAAACGGCCGGTCCGTTCCGCCTTGAAGTAGAACCCACGAAAACCAGTCTTAACCTGGTTAACTGGGTGAGGCGCCTCCTCACAAAGGAGGTAACCGGTGCCAAACCCACCGTAGTCAACCAATGCCTCCACACCTTCGGCATAGAACTGTGAACCAAGGAGTTCCTTAAGGTACCGATTCCTCGATTCCTCACACCATTCCCGTGCTTCGTCATCTTTGGCTATTTCAGGATCATCTGGCTCCCAACCCATCCACTGCTGCGCAGGGTCAATGGTATTGCTAGCCATGAACTGTGACATGAGCTCGGCTGCCATCATTGTAGTAGAATCAAAAACATTTTGGGTTTGTTTGGTGCCGGGCGTCCATTGCGAGAGGATTCCACGCCTGGAAGGCGCAATGTATGGAGCCATCCGCTCCCATTGCTCGCGATGGTTTGCGGCCTCGTTTTTGAGAGCATCGAGACGCTTGAGGATTTCGGGACCGGTTGGCATGCTAGGAGCCAAACGTCTCCGAGAGAGCCGCGCTACGCTCATCCATGAAGTCTTTGGACAGAATCGTTGACCTGAAACCCCGGCCTCGGCTCCGCCTTCGCATTGCCTCGGCCACTGCTTCCTGATTAGCTTTGTCAGTCACGCGAGGCGTTGTCTGGACCGTCGGTGGTTGCACTCGGGGCGTTGACCCACCCATCTAGGCCGCCTCAATGTTAAACGAAGTTTCAACTTTGATCTCTTGGGACTCTTGCCAACCACCGGCAAACGTCAATGGGGTGAACCCACCCGCCACGCCTGTCCGAAGGGCATCAGCCGCATGCGAGTTACCATCATGCTGAGGCTCTTTGGTAAAGACTTTGTGGATGTCATCCCACTTACGTTTGTATCTCTTCAAGTGTTCAAAGCCCACGCCCCCACCATTGTTCTTGTCCATCACGGTATCGTCAAAATAAAACTTTGTGAAATTGAGTCTAACCTCGCCGATCTGCTCTTGGACGCTGGCGGTTTCGCTGCCTGTGGCTTCCATACGGTTGCGTTGACAAACGACAACGTTCTTGAAGCCAACCTGTTCCATATAGTTAGCAGCCGCCCGGCCATCCCATGGGAGCACCACCCGGCCGTATTGGTAGGACCGCTTCTCTCGGAGCAAATGTGCTACGTCCTTGATGTCTTTCTGGGTATCTTCCCAGTAGTCTATGAAGTACACGGCCTTATCGTGAACCTGGTAAAACCAGACGGCCATAGCATCTGAGTGTCCAAGGTCGATGCAGACACCGACAGGGAGCCGAGGTTCATATGGGAATCTACCAACTCTTTTAGCCTGGATCGCAGCATCGATAACGTCTCCGTAGATAGTTCCTCGCATGTATCCCTTGAAACTACAATAGAACTCACGTTGAATGTCTTCTTCGGTGACATTTTTACCTCGCTCTGCATTGATCGCATCGATGTCCATCACTGACTTCCGGTCTTCACCAACCGCGTCCTTGATGGTATCTTCGACCGTTAGGAGTTGGGTAAACCAGGAAGGGTCGCCTTGGGCCGTTTTATACAACGTATGGAAGTTGTCATCTTCAACGTTGGGGGTTGAGATGAATGCTACCCACCCACCGTTTTCTATCAGGACAGGCATGAGGACTTTCCAAGGATCGTATTGCATGAAGGCGTACTCGGAGAGGACTATACCTACGGGATTGGATCCACGCGCCCGGTTGATGGAATCCAAGTTTTCGGCACCCATCAACTGCCATATGGACCCACCCACCAACTGAATCATCATTTCTGTTTCATTGGGCTTGCCGATTCGCAACTCTGGTGGGAAGATCATGTCGATCATCCGATAGGAGTGTTCCACACCATCGTACTCGTCGCGGATGATGTTGTCCCAAATGTCTCGTTTGGCTTGGCCGAGGGTCGGCAGGAAATGATAATAGACACCACGACGCTTCAAGGCTTCCATGCAGGTTATGGTGGCCCATGTGCGGTCTTTGCCGGCCCGGCGATGCCAGACTTCTACGAATCGCTTGATTCCACGATTACGGGCTTCCACACTTGCGCGTTGGTAGGAACGGAGGCGATGGAGATCGCGAATTAAGATCCCCATTGTTCCGCCATTGCTTGAGCTATGTTTGGGTAAAAACGGCTGCGATCCTGCGCCCGTGTGGCTGAGGGCCCCATGCGATGGACACGTTTCTCCCAAAGACCCATACAGTCTAATAAATCAGGTGTATGGGTTCTTTTAAGTCTTGGAAGATTCTTCAACCAAAGAGCTATAGCTTTTGATTCTCTATGACCAAATTGCCATGGCTGAATAATTTGATCAGCTTTCCGGATCTTTGAGCTTATTACTGATATAGGATTTTCTAAGGCAATTCGTGGGATTGGGGCAACTAAAAGTTTTCTTACAAAAGTTAAAGCATCTGTTTGTTCTTGTTTCTTATCTTTGAACCAACGAGCACCACTGACTGCTAGATGCGTACAAGGAGGATGCGCAATCATGAGATCCCATTGAGCATCCAAGATAGAAAGAACATCCGCTTGAATATGTGGCCCAAGGACCTCGGTAGGAATTAAATCGCAACTAACCGCTTCATGACCTTTGCTTAAAAAAGCGTCTCTAACTATGCCGCTGAATTCACAAGCGACTAAAACACGCATTTTAGGCAGCCTTCTTAGGCTGGTAACCCTGACTAACGAGCTTCACCAAGATCGTGACTTCCAACTGTGCTCCACAGGAGCATTTAACAGTTTCAGTTAAGAAATTTGTGGGACTAATGAAACGGTTTGGGCCAGGCCAACATTCGTTGTGTTGCTTTAAAAACTCTTCAACCAACATGGCCCGCTTCGCGACCGCGCCCGTCACTATCAATTCCACTTGGTCAGGCATCAGGCTCACCAAACAACGCATCGAAAACCTTCACCGGGAGATTGCCACGACGGACTTTGACCACCTGCGGTGGGGAATCTTCCTCTTGTGGTGCATCAGGCCCACCAACCAAAGCAGTGTGTGCTTCGGGTTTAGGGGCATTCACCACAAGAGGAAGTCTTGCCACTGCGCCAGCAGTGGTGTCGCCGCTAGGCAGTTCCACAAGCGGGGGCGCCTGAGAGATGGACCCCACTACCAAGCGTACGACACCAGTGTTTGTGTCCATTTCTAGCGACACAGTTGGAGTGGCCGGGGCCGCGTCACGTTCACGGGCGTAGACGCCGGCCATTTTGAAGGTAGTATCAATTGCGGCTAGCTGTGTTCCATGATCCTCAACTTCAACTTGCTCCACAACTTGCCCTTGATAAGAGAAGAATTGAGTCTTTTTGGCGTCTAACTTTTCACGAACCTTGTCTAGCGCGTGTTGGACAAGGTCGGGAGGGATCTGGACGTTTTCCAACATCTGGGCCCGGGCGCGCTCGACATTGAATGCGGACGATGGGACGTTGACGGGGTGGGTCACTAGCGTCGCCTACCCATGGCACGCGCCATTACCAAGTCTATTGGTGAAACCGGCCGGGTGCGTGGACGACCAGTAATGCCAGTGCGCGCCTGAAAGGTGTCAGTGTGATACTCATCCGCGCCCGGCTCCACGAGCAAAAGCTCCCGAATCCGTCTGATTTCGGAATCATACAACATTCGTTGCTGTTTTCCGGCAAACGTCCTCATGTAACGGGCCGGGAACTCTTGCTCGTGGGTGCGGAGGAACATGTAGAGAGCCATTTTGGAGCGCATTGGAATCAACTCGACGGCGACGTCCAATGCGCGCAGTGGTTCCAAGCCTGCAAGGTTCACTTGCGGTTGGTTTGACGCTTGCGCCTGGTCCGGGGGTGACTCGTTCCTCTCCATGGCTTGCCCCACATCGGCATTCTACCACTGCGCCCGGCCTCTTGTCAAGCAAAATCATCGCTAGACCAACCCATGCAAGGTTGTGAAAGTCTTAAATCAATGATCGAAATTCTAAAACCTTGAAAATTTTAAAAAATTCTTTGTGGTTCACTGCAAAATCCATGCCAAAACACCTCAAAAGCCCCCTGGCACCCCTCTTGCAATTGCAAACGACGTGCCTTTGCAAGATCGTTGCCATTTTTTGAAGGCAGTGGCATGCGTCAATGGCAAGGTTGTTGCATTTTGCAAATGTTGGGCCACAAAATGGTGGCATGGGGAATGCATGTCGTTACGACATTGGCACGATTTGTGGACATGTTGATTAATATTGATTAGCGTTGATTAGTGTTGATGATGCAAGATGCAATGATGATGCCATCCACAATAGCACGATCGTTCGTTTTCGTTAGGCTTTGGGAGCTGGTGAACGATTTTTGTTGCCACGCTTCGCAAGGTTTGGTAGAGTGTGGTCATAGGAGGAAGGACAATGAAAATCAATCAATGGTACCGCAAACTGCTACGCGAGGAACGCATGCTAGGCCGCAAGGGGCTCGAAGCACGCTTGCAGGTCTTGACCTTGATCTATCGAGTCAATCCGAAAGTGAGGGGATGAAAGGCTAACGCTTCGCGTGACTCGACGCGAGGAGCGGGAAACGCCCAGCGTTCACGCGCCTTTAGCGTGCCCTGATGGCTCGGAGGGGAAACGGCTAGCGTTGACGCGAGTTTACCGAGACCGAGCTCGGGTCCAGGCGCCCCTAGGCGCGTGTGTGCGAGGGAGGGGGAGGGTGAGGGTCTGTACTAGTAGTTATATATAATTATATATATAATATCTATATATATCTATATATACATATACTAGTACATTAAGACTTATACCTACCCAGACCCACCCGCACACGCGGAAGGGCGCGGGGGAGGGCAGGCAGGGCGCTCGCTAACTATGCGCCCAGAAAGGGAAAATGAGCACTTGACACTCAGGGCACTCTAAGTTAGCATGGGCATTGAGGGAACCTGGTTCCTAGGATCGAGTCACCGGGAGGTTTGACCAATGACAATGACCAATGCCGCATGTGCCCTCTGCGGCCGTAGGCGAGACACCTTGCTAGGCAACCTATGCCAATGGTGCCGGGCGCGGCGCAAGGCAGAAGGCAAGCACACCCGGCCCCAACGGCGAGGTCCCGTCAAGGTCCATGAGAGCCGTATGCTTCAATTGCTCACACGTGACGGCTTTGCCTGTGGGTTATGCAACAAACCACTTGACAGCAAGCCTGTTTTGGACTATAAGGATAGAGAGAGGAAAGCAGTGTTGGGCAATCTGCAATTGGTTCACAAGGGATGCAGGCAGGTAGCATGGAACGTGCAAAGCAGTTAACCTCTAAAAGGAGCGCAACCATGCAGATCAGA